TATTTTGTTCGGCAGGCTTGAACTAAAAGTGCATGGCGATAATGCTCGCAGCCCGGCCAGCATTATCGCCATATAAATTCTCAATCACCTGCTGTTTTTTTGATTCATCTGCCAGCATGGTACGTATTTCACTTGCACTTGATACTGTATCACCTGCAACTTCAAAGGGCACAACCGGCATTATGGTCACATATGCATGACCATTTTTAGTATCAAACGGCTTCATTTCCACGTTTTGTTGCCATTCCTGCAGATATGTTGGTGTGCCGTCTTTTTTGACACCAAATTTTAACCTATTGGCGTCCTTTTCACTTACAACAAAGACAACATAGTCCGTTGTTGCCTCGTAGTTTGCCAATATCTCGCTGGCGATATATGGATTTTTCACTTCTGCAATGCGATCGCCGGGTATTCCAGCCAATTGTGCAAGAGATTTACGCTCCTCAAAATTAAAAGGACTATCCGGTCCAACTTTTCCGCTGGTGGCAATCCAACGATCGGCGTAGGGAAAACACATACCCAGTAACGAATACATTGCAGCATGTCCTAGATGGAAGGGCTGGAATCTTCCTGGATAAATGACAACGGTTTTTCCTTGCATTTACGCAATCTCCGCAAAAGTTGACTGCACTTTTTTAATGGCCAGTGTCTTTTCATCACCTTTTTTGGTACCAACTTCGCCAGATTTCACACTTACCATGCTTGTAAACACACCTGTTACTCGTTGATAGCTACGAGTATTACGCAATATCAATTTGCTCTGTGCCAATAGCGTGGTAAAGTCTTGCGAAAGATCGTATTGATACAATAGTTTTTCTAGATGTTGTATGTTTCTCGAAGTCCATTTAACAATTCTGCTTTCTTGCTGAAATGACCCAGGAACGTATGTAACCTTACGCAATTGCAATTCAGAGCTGCTGAGATTAAACTCGTAATCCTGATTTAGATTAAGATCATGTGGGTCAACATCAATCTCCAATAGTTTAAATAGTGTTTTTGGAGGTGTTTCTACAGCGGCAGTTTTTACGAGCCCAAGAATAATACCTTGTTTTGTTGCAGGGAAATCCAAAAACTTCTGTTTAAATTCTGCTTCTAATGCATCTAACGCAATGATGTTGTCTATTTGTACACTATAACCAAGTGTTGCATCGTAATATCTTACTGTTACAATTTCGCCAGAATTATAACTGCGACGTCCTTGATATTTTTCGCTAGAAAATGGAACAATTACCGATAATGGTTGCTGAAGAAAAAATCCTTGCAAATCTTTCTTTAGCATTTTTTTCGATTTATCAGAATTTATATGTTCCACCAGATCGATATCGCCAAAATCTTGTTTATTTTTATCAGAATTATAACTACCTGATATCGACATAGTAGCAAATCCAGGAAATTGTTCTATTAACTTCTTATAACTATTAACAAACTGCTCAAAATCAGAACGCAATCGAACACGATCTGCTCCAGTAACCCCGGACATTATCGGACTCCTTTTAATTTAGAATTATCGGGCAAAAACTTCCCACTTAGTCCCAACGGTTTACAACGCATCAACCATTCGTTTTGCAAATCGTCGGGAATATCGGCTCGGGTTGAGTCTAATATTTTAAAATAGATATTCAACAACAAATTGTAATCGTCTGGGCGCATACCTTGTTTTAAAACATTGTGCAAATTATAATAATTTTCAGCATCAGATTGCGTAATTTTTAGTAACAACCTGTCGCCTAACAACGATAATGCAGTGTTGGGATCAATTGATACAACCTCGCCAGTTGTTTTATCTTTAACACCATTTATATGCGTAAACGACAAATTTGCAACCTGAAATGCTGCAAGCATAAGCTGAGTACGATGTAAGCCTTTTACATTCGATCCTGCTGGTAATGCTGCTGAATAATACGAAAACAACAGCCATTTAAGATCACCTACCATCCAATCAATTTGTACACCTATACCAATATCGATCCCTAGTTGGTTTATTTGAGGATATACACCAAACAAATTACCATCTGTTACTTTCTTTTCGTGGCAGTGGTAATTTTTGGCATGTTGATTGATATGAGCAGCAAGCACCTTCAAAAACGCTTTCATTCGTAATTGAGCAGGTGTAGAAGTTCTTGCACGCTTTTGTAAATCTGCTGCCTCTGCCGCTACAACCGTTGGATCTATTCCCCATAACGCAACAGAGGCGTTGCTCATCGAAGCATCTAACATGTCAGTTGTGCTAACTGCTAAGTCAATATCTCCAGATTCAGCTTTTTTACGCACAGAGCCAACAGGGAGAAAATGCTGTTCGTTAAAAATGTCTTTTTTGTTTGGAAAAATTGTAGCTAGCTCGCAAAAGTATGCAGCAAGTGTAGTGTCAATATGTTCTAACTTAATATTTGCAGTTTTGCCTTCAAATACATTACCGCCCATATAGAGCTCCTCTGTGTGCTATAGTATATACAAGATATAGCACATAGGGGTTGCTAGGTCAAGCAAATTTCACTTGTAGTCAATAAACTTTCGTATTGTACTGGTAGAATTAACCCAATCAGGCTCTTTGCTTTTTGAAGCTGTTAATATGTTATGGGTAACACCCATAAGTTTGTCAGTTTTGTTTATTATATCCATCTCTTCGGGTGCGTAACATACCATAGTAATTGATTGATTAAAAACACTTTCTTGATCAATAACTACCTCACCTTTTGACACTGCTTCTGCAGCAGCCATATTTAGAAGGTATCTATATTGGTCGTATCCGTTGCTGTTTGGCAACGAAGGCACAGTAACCGTAGGCGGTAATGTGCTTTTAAGGCTAGGTTTCAGCTTAGGAGTGGTATATTCCTCAAACAGATCAATTAAACGCATTAATTGTAATCCTTAAATACTCTAACTGGACTTATTTTGTGTACAGAATCCATTTCACCGCTGGGTGCAGTTGTAAGATGTTTGTGATTTTTTTTCATTTTCTTTAACATTTTAACAACTTGGTCATGTTCTAACTTAGTGTAAGGAACTACAATTGGTTTATCTTTAAGTACACTGTTAAGTGGAATATCAGGGCTGTCTGGTACACCGGCTAATGCTGTAAGCAGTCGGTAATATTCATAGTCGCCTGCTAGATCTGGTGTGAGTGTGCCGTGAGGCATAGCTTCTCTAGTGCTGTCGGGTAGCTCTGCTGTATTTTTGTTGGTTTCAAATAATTCTCGAGCTCGCATAACGGCACACCTTTGCTGTTTTATAGTATATTTACCTTTTGCGCAAACTGCTGCAACTGCTTGCTGTGCAATAGTTCACCTGGTCAATATCTACGCACATATAACATAGTTAGATTAACGGCTTTATGTTCCTGCCATGATAATTGCGCGATTTACAACTGCTTCAACCAACTCAGGATCATGTCCTTCAGATTTCAACCTCTTCGAAATAGCCACCCATGCACGGTCTCCCAATCCAACTTTCATAGTTTCATACATTTCAATTACAAACAAATTGCGTACACTCTCATCTATAGGCGCATTTATGTCGGTATTGTGTATGGTTTTATCATGAATATCCGGTGATTGTTTAGCCCATTGCAGAGGTGTTAGCCCAGCTTTGCTGCTTTTCCATGTTTGAAGCAGACTGTTCAGGTCAGTTTGATTACTTTTTTGTAAAACGTTTTGCATAATTTTGTTAACCACTGCGTCAGTTAGTGGTTTTCCTGTACGTCCGTACTTAACTAGTTCATTACGCAGCATACCAACAGATTTAAGAACGTTGTGTTTTACCATTTGTTCAGATAGTGTTGCGGTTTGTATCCAGCTATCAGGAGTTTTACCAGTGTCGGCTATAAACATATCATGCAACGATCTTGGTGTAATGTTATCGGTTCTGCAAATTGTTTGCATAACAGAATCAATATAATCGTAATCTAGGTTTTTACCAGCCTCTGCTGCGGTAATTAACTGTTTTTTAAGCTTTGACACACTTGATAATTTGCCGTTGTCCTCATTTACATCTTTACTTGCAAGTTCAGTCAATGCTGCTACCATTGTATTAATAGTATTGGCCACTTGCTTAACGCTGTGTGCAGCACCTCGATAATTAACATCGGAGCCTGTTAAATCATCAGCAAGTTGTACAGCTTCTCTGGCAGCTTTTTTACGAAGTCCTGCCATAGTGTATCGTCCTGCACCACCTAGTATTAGTATTTCGCTTTTATTCATAGGGTCTGTAGGATCTAAATGATAGACCACACCTTCTGCTACTGAGTTTTTTTCCAGCATGTTGTCTTGCATCGGAACATATGTTCCAAACAACGATTTCAAATTGTCAATTTGATCTTTAAGATTTTGACTGTTTGGTATACTGTTACAAAGATTTACCAGTGCATTTAAATGACGGGCTATTTCCGGACCAACTTGTGTTACTGCATCCATATCAACCCCTAATTTTGGAGTAATTAACGTTATTAAATGATTGTTAAGTTGGTCAAGGTTCATTTTGGTCTCCNATATGTACCTTGTATTTATTCTTCACGAAAAAAGTCCGCAACAGNTTNCTGTTNCNGACTTTTNAATNAAGACTGAAAAAATTAAATATGCNGTGTTAACAGTTGATCAACCAGTTGCCGGCTTGCTAAATTTTTAGATTTACTTTCTGCCATCATATCGCCCCACTCTAAATGTCCAAGTGCCCATGTATTTAAAATTCGATGATTATACATATTACTATGTGCTCTCAAATCTGTTTTTTTATATTTTTTCAATAAAATCTCAATATCTGGCATTGTAGTCATATAATTTTGTAAAATTTCCATTTTCGATTGGCTATAATGGAATACCGGGCGTTGTCCGCACCAACTATCTATTACTTTATGCAATCTGTCGTCAGATGGAGACAAATATTTTCCAGTTTTAATCCAATTATGATGCAAATCAACGACTAGACCAGCTTTATCACCGACAAGTAGAATGTCATCTAACCCTGCTTGGTATTCATCGTTTTCAATGGTTAATGCATATCGAAGCTCTGTGCTCAACCTGTTCCATGTAGCGTTAAACCCATCAACGCCGAGTCTACCGCTTAGATGTACGTTAATTTTAAAATCTAATTTTGATTTACAGAACCCCATCTGGGATGCCATTGTTGCATGATATTCAAGTTCTTCTATACTTCTAGTGACTACATCCGGTTTATCAGACACTATACAACAAAACTGTCCAGGGTGAAAGCTTAGACGAATGTTATGTTCTCTTGCAAATTTGCCAATTTTGTCAAACTCTTTCTCGCAATATGTTTTAACAGCAGCTTGCTGCCAAAAATATCCATATGAGGGCTCTGTATACATTGGTAACAAATCGCTGCTGAGACGTAGCATACGCATTTCTGATGAAAAATCTGCAACGCGACCAAGCAAACGCTGCACACTTGCGAGGTTGTGTTGCATAACCGACCAAAGTTTTGCTTCTGCGGCATCTCGAGATTGGCGATTTAACCAAGCCACGGTTGTACCGCCGGTGTTTAACAAACTTTCAAGTTCTTTTACTTGCTTAGTTTTTTTCACATCCGCATTTTCAAGATATTTGCAGGCAAATCCTACTCTTTGTTGCATGTCTGTAACCATTCCGGCCAAGCCAGTTGTACTAACGTCATATCACCCTCATATTCGAAGTAAAGTGTCATAGCATGCGGCAGTTCGCTGGTAACTACACACACATCACCGTTGCATTGTTGTTCAACAAACCTGCGTAATTTAACCAAAGTGTAGCGGTGTTTCCACCAAAAATCTCCCCAATACCAATTTACACAGTAAGGGAACAACTCGTTAGGCCAGACACTGCTTCTCCTATCATAAAATAGAAGATCATTAGGAATTATATGCGGATCATGTTTTGTCACTGTTTGGAATACAATATATTTTCCCATGCGCTATCCTAACACAACTTTAACCCCAAGTCAACAACAAAAGTGACATGTGAGGTCCATATTTTATAACAACTTCTTTTTTTGAGGTCATAGAATTTCTATGGAATGTAGAACGAACGTACCAAATACTGTGCCAACCATGGCTTCGTCCAATAGTAGTCTTACACCATTTTGTTATTGCAACAAGCTCGTCGTGATTACAGGGCAAGAACACTCGAACCGTACATCCATCTACAGTGTCTAACCTGTTTTCCACAAAATTACAACCACGTTAATATGAACAACGCACGATGTTGTTTGCGATCAAACCAAAAAAGGTATTGTGAATTATCAAGCTCGTGTACGAAATCTTCCCAATAGCCGTCAAAGTAGTCTATATATCCTTCTAAAGCCTCAACCAGAATGTTACCTCCCCGAGGCTCGTCAAACTGATCTCTACACCATTCTTTCATAAGGTGCAGCTTATCCATCTTTTCAGGAGGAATTTCTACACAATGATTTAACACCCAGCAAATTAGGTCAGGACGAGGATATCTGGTAAATTGGGTTGGAGTGTATTTCATAGTTTAGGTTCAATTTTTTGTTTGTAGGTCACTTTATGTTTGCGATAATGCAGCCAATATCGTACCCTACTGTATAAATTTACAAGCTGTTTACATGCTGTCCACGCTATACCTGTAGCTAATCCGGCAACAGGTATTAAACACAACAGAGATAAAAATTTATAGTCAACCATGACTAGATTTTTTCACCAGGTTCCCAACCACGAAACCGCATAAACACAGGAAATCGCATGCTGTATAAATTGTTACTAGCTTGATTAAGGGTAAGTGCGTCGCATTTGATCTCACCAATTCGACCTTTGATTGTGGTTCTATTTTGCCAAATAGCGTCCCTCAACTCGTCGCTGTATCCGCTGCCGACGCTGGTTTGAATGTGTTTGCCGTTGTCTACTCCTGCAAAAACACATGCGCCCATGGTGTGTTCATATTTGCTACCAGGCGTGCCAGCTACTACATCAACCAATTCCAGATCGATTGTGACAAAAGGCTTAATTTTCAACCAAGCGTCGGTACGTGTAGTCTCATAAGATGCAGCAGGGTCTTTGATCATAATTCCCTCATATCCAGCTGCTACAGTATCTCTGTTAAATTCGGCAAATGTTGCTTGACCTTCAGCAGTATCCAAATTTACCCAAAGCTTTGGTACAACATAAACACTACCATTGGAAATTTCATTCAATAGAGGTTGAAATTCAACCAATGCTGCATGACGTTGTGTTTGAGTTAGTGTGCATTCGCCGGCTTGAAAGTCATCTAATGGCAAACAGTCAAATAATGCCAGCTTAGCATCGGTTGTATCAACGTCATCTTTGCGATTGAGCTGTGACATCAAAGCTTGAAAACTACGGCTTACCATCTCACCGTCAAATACCATACTGGTAGTAATGGTAGGCAATAGTTTTGCCAGCTGCGATGCAATGTGTGGAAAATTTTCATTTAGATGACCGTCACGACTATATTGCGTAACAGTATTTTTATTTTTATCTAGAATGCTGATGATTCGACAATTATGAACTAGAACATTATTAGCAAAAAAATTACTAACATTTTCAACTTCTAAATCATAACGATCAAACTGCTCAGTAATTTCTTCGATCGCCGTAATTGTAACAAACGTCATAATATTTTCCTCAATACGAGTTAGTTAGGTTGACGGTATTGTATATTAATTCTTTAACTTTGTCAAAGCTTTTTTTAATGTCAATTTCCCATATCGTGATAACTGTCACATTAAATGATTCTATATGCTCCTGTCGCAACTTATCATTTTCCCAAATTTCTTGGGCAGTAGTAGGACCAATATGTAATTGAATGATATCACTTGGATAATATACTCTCGAGTCAGCATGCCAGTAGGTACCAAATATTTCTATCACAATTCTATATTGTTGCATCCATATATCAACTATAGGGGAATATATTCTGTTATTTTTACTACGCTTTTTAGGAAATAAATTGGGAATTTCGTTTTCGTGTAAAATACCTTGATCAAGTAACCAGTTTGACAACTTTTGATGCGGTTTTGTTAACATATGCTTGTCTGTAGACCGAGGTAGGTACCGAGCGTTAGAAACACCATATTTTTCCAAAAGAGTTGTTATTATTTTGTCTTTTATTTCTGCCCTTTGAAAAGGATTGTCAACCCCATGCCTATCTTGATTGGTTGATACCTTTTTTTCTTTTATTGAAGTTGATTTAGAAACATTATCAACTCCGTACCTTTGTTCTACAGTTGATTTATATTGTTCTCGTGTTGATAATAAGTTTGCAGATTCTTTAATACTCATAGTGGTAATTCCATTTATTCTGCACCAATCTCGTAAATGTGCTCCACTAATTTTAATTCCAGCCCATTCTTCGCTTGTTTGTTCCATTCTATAGATTGGCATTTTTTCAACTATCAACATTTGTCTTAACAGGCTTTCAAAAGGCTCTAATCGTGCCTGACTTTTCATAGTTCTACAATAATGCCTATTACTAATATTTGTTTTTTTACAAAATTTACAATACGACATAAAAATACCTGCCAAGTTTATTATACCGTATTTATCACAGACTATAAACTTGATGGTGTATTACTTTATTTTTCCAGCAATTTATCACCAACTTTTAGTAAATCAACCCTTCGCCAACATTTAATATTTGGTAACCATACCCTATGATTACCAGTTAATGGCGGCAATAGTTTACCATTTTCTAATGTAATGCGATACCATTTAATTGTGTCATCATTAATATCCTTGGCATTTTTGGCCCAGTTTGTTATAGTATTAAACTCAATTTTACCAGTTAAGGTATTAAAGGATTTAATTTTACCAGATATTTTATTATCAACAACTTCAGCGATGGATACTGTTTGTCCATCATCAAATTCAATTTCCCATTGTGCCGATAAACATCCGTCTAGCTTCATATCAAGAAATTTTGGTCCAGTCATTTTTTTGGGAAAGTCTTCACCATTTTTTGCAAGCTGACAAGAAAAAACAGGAATGATGTATTTGCGAGCGTCATCACCATTTTTTTCCAAAACTTTGTTGATGGTGATTTTTGTAACGCCACATTTTAAATTTTTCAGTAATATACGACGATAAAATCCGTTCCAATGATAAACAGACGCAGCATCTGCTGCTGCGCGTAAAACATCGCGTGCAGTGTTTCCTGTAAATTGCCGTGTTTCAAGTTTGTGTGCGAGATCAGTAAATTTCTGCCAGGTTAATGATGGAACAAAGTCGGGGTCCTCGTCATCCTCTATCAGAGGTACTTTCTTAACTCCGTATGTGCGAAGTGAGTCTAGTGCCATGAGCGATCCCTGGAAGAACTCAATAATTTTGAGATCCCATGCAGATTGAATGATACGCTCTTTATCTAAACGGCTTGTTGTGGCTTCAAGAGCTAACACAACATCTGCAGCTGATTGCATTTGGGTATCTCCTTATTTGTGAGTGAACTATAACATAACAACTATATATGTCAACAGCTAAGAGACTAACTTTGCGGTTGGTTGGGTCCATAGACCATATCTCCCCCGCCGAAGCGAAGGAAAATGTTTTGCGAAAAACCCTGCGTACAGGCAGTTTCCACAGATCGGTTTTCATGCTTGATAGTTGTCTATCGCTGGCGGTTGCCCGGTACCAGCATCACATGCACATCTTGAACAGTTGTTCAGCAGCGGAAAGCATACAAGGGAACCAATCAACCTTGTATGTTCTTGATCGTTATCAATGGTAGATAGAGCGATCCGTTATTAACCCATGCATAACATGGCGCGAGAATTTATCAACCTATTCCTGATCTTGGTTGTTGTATTCCGGGTTCGGGCTGGAGATATTTTCACCACGAGGACAGCCGATACTTCCCGGTCGAGCGAGTGATGCGCTCATTTGTTTGGGTTCCTGATGCGCCAGCATCCCTTCCCCACGCAGATTCCATTTACTGCGATATCTTATCACTTTAAGGTCTAATACAATCCAATAAACATTATATGATCGCAAATCAAAACAGTAGCCTGATGCAATAGCATCCCTTCCGCAAGTGGTTACCAACTACCACCATCTCAGTTCATCTTATAAGTAGAGTGAATAATATTGTGCCTGTGATGGGTATAGCAATAAAGCATTATGTGGTGGGATATTGACTCCCACCACATAATTATTAAGGTTTCCAACCTGGGGGTGTAGCACACCCTGTTGAAAACGCTGAGCTACTATATGCGGGGAATGGATCAGCTTTATACTGAACATCGTGTTTTTTATGTAGTTTTATGCCCATCTTTTCTAAATTCTTTGCAGTATTATAATAGATGACCATGATTGCGTCTGGTTGAGTTGGATTATTGCGCCTAAATTGAGTAGTTACGGTTTCCCAATCTGTAGCTTTACCAAAACCAGTGCCAACTTCTTGGCTTACATAATTTAGGTTAGCTACTTGTCTGTAGTTTAGTTCTGGAGTGTTTAGTGTTTGTTGCAAGTTTCCTGTATTTGCTGTTGCAGCCTGTACTGCCGCAGCGCGTATGGCAGTGTTGTTTGCAACACTGCTATACACCCAAGATGCTGATACTCCTGGATGTCCGTTGTGCGGAAATACCGTAGCGACATCGGAAAACACACTTGGTATCTCCTGATATTCTTGAAACACCATAGCTCCGATAACACCTGTATTGGTAGTAGAGCCACCTATACTGTTTACATAGCTATCCCTGCTACGGCTGAAGTAAAACTCAGCAGCCTGATTGTTGTTGAGTTTCCAACCCGGTACTGAAATTGTTTGACCGCTAGCTATTACGTAGCCTTGGCTGTTCAACCCTGCCGGTTTGCCTTCAAGTACATCTAAACCATCGACACTAAGAATAAACAACGCACGTTGATGAGATCTATTAGTTAAATCAATTGTGTAATTATTACCTTCACGACCTTCAATCCAAATAGAACCGTTGTGATAATATTCGTCGGCGGGTCTGCGTCCTAGTGGGCGTATTAACAGTTCGTATTGTTTAGCTGAATCAAACATGATGATTATTCCTTCATGCTCTTAAGTTCGCTGGGTGTGTAAAGTCCAACGGAATACAACTCTGCAGTACTAGCACCTGCAGTTTTTGCCGAACGCATACGAACTGTACTTGCACTAACTGCAACCATAGTTTCATGCATGTTGCCGGTATTGTAGTTAACACTGTTGCTGTTATTCATGCCAAAGGTGCTTCCAACTGAAAATGCATCTATGTTTGCCCCTAAGAATGTAAATGTCCAATCAGCCTTTTCTGCTGCTGCAACCATCTCTTTGATTTGACTACGGTTGTATTGATTTGAAGCATTTTCCTCCCCGTCTGTCATGATAGTAATGATTACACCGGGTCTGTCTTTCTTTCTACTTTGAGATAGTACAGAGTTAACACTTTCAATTGCATTACCGATTGCATCAAGAAGATTTGTACCGCCGCTTGGTCTATAGTTACTCTTATCTAACAGAGGAACTTCGTTTAGTGGACGATTATTGAAAACTGTTTTAATATGCGGGCTATCAAACTTAATAAGGCTTAAGTAGCCTAGTCCTGCATTACTTTCAGCCTTGCGCTGACCATGTACAAATTCATTAAAGCCGGCAATGGTTGAATCCTGGCAGGTCAACATACTGCCACTTTCGTCTAGCACAATGGTAATTAGTGTACCATTTTTTCCTGCTTTTTTAAACTTGTATGATTTTTGTTTAGAATTTGATACCTGGGCTGCTACTGTTGCATTAGTTGCTACGCCAGGGAACGGATTTGGTAGATTCATGTTTGCTCTCCGAGGACTTTCCTGCCGAGATTCACCTCTCGGTCTTTCTGCCTCATATATCGTCAGCATGATTGCCGACAACACACTATATATCTAAGATATGTTCAACTTGCAATAACTATTTTTGTGAATCACAAGATTTTAGTTGCCAGATGCTATATAACCGATCTGTAGTTACAGCTACGGAACCGATACCCACCGCAACTACGTCGGCAATTTTGGAAAAAAATCAATCGTAGTGTTGGTTGCTTAGTTATTTTATATGTTCGATTTTTATTAATCGTATGCAACCCTACTCGTTAATTTTTAAATAGTAGGAAATAATATATTTGTCATGTATTCATCGGCACCGTTTGGACCTAAAATGTTAGTTAAGGCTCGACGTGTGTGTTCGTTACGACGTTGTTGTATACAATAATTATTTTGTGCGGCAATTATTTCGTTTGAATTACCTATGTCCCCTAACGTTGGAAGATAATAATTCAACACTCGCACAGCTTCGTTACCAACTGTGTCCATTTCTTCTGGAGACGGACGGCATGCAAGCCAATGTTGCGAAAATATTTCACCCCATTCTGGCCGTTCTCTAATTCTACCTATGACTATCTTAGTAAACGGTTTAGTAGGGGTTACAGTTGGGCTTAAATCCATAAAAACCCCTGTAATTTTATTTTCGCCTGCTACAACATCAAATCCGTATATAGGTGCAGGATCGGTATGATGTGGAAAAACGCAGCAATGTATTGCTGCAAATTTTGGTTGTTTGAAAATTTGAACATGGCCTAATCGAAACTTTGAACTGCGATACTGAAAGTTTTCCCAACCATAATCGTGTGTTGGCAACAGATGTGACTCAAACTGTGATTGTAAAATACAATTTAAGCGTCTTGCAATTTCATCTACTTTATCAATGCAATTCATATAATTCCTGATATATTTTAATTATGTATCTAAATGCTATTCTTGCTTCATCTAGTTCTTGCTGATCTATGTAACATAAAAGTTGTTGACGTATATAGTCGACACATTCTTTAACGTTTACAAATTGCAAGTGATTTGTTGGCAACGTGAGTTTTTTAGCTATAATCTGACCGCCATACAGATATCCAAGATAAAAACAATACACTGCTCCTTTTAATTGACCGCTAATGCATGGCTGAAACATACTATTAATATAGTCAACATATTCTATTGTGGCTGGCATTGCGCGTACTTTCCCGCCAACACACTCACTTAAATCTTGTGCAAATTTATGACGACGACATATACGATGATCTAAATTTTTAAGTTGACGTTCTATAGCATCTGTTATCAACCATAACTGATAACATAAATTTCTATAGATATTGGGATCAATATTACCTGATATCAAATCTTTGGCCAATTGAGTAGTTTCGGCGATATCATGTAAATCTTTAACTGCTAAGCGCAAATCTTGTTGTGTAAACGATGTCATGCACAATTTTAGCTTCTTTTTGCAGTTAAACTCAATTTCATTTCGCTTAAAACTTCTAACAAACTTATCATTCTATGATATTCTGCTCGCTGATAGCGTTCTGCNAGCGNATCCCAGTCTTTACACATTGGACTAACTTTTGCCCGACTGTTGAAATTTTGTCCAAAACGCCANCCTTCATTTATTTTTCTGTTTAACCAACTAGCATGATTGCGCTTAGCTGCTTCTAGTGCAATTACTTTAAGTACATCTTCTTTAACTATTTCTTGCTTGTTGTCGTTTTGTGGATGTTGGCTCCAGGTAATTTCAAAATCAACTTCGGGTATCACAACATTTGCCTGTTGCGCTATCTTGTTTGCTTCTTCGCCTTCCAAATCTCTGCAAAGCACTGCACAATATCGATGTGTACCGTTGATTTTTCTATAGTAAAATCTTCTCGGTTTGTTGTTTGGTGTGAGTTCGGTTGCAGACAAGATACCAGGCGGTCCGCCATTAGTTACGGACTTGAACCAGTTTACAATACTTTGCTTGTCAAGCTCTTTATCGGTGCTGAGACATATATAAGGATGGTTGAACATACACTATTTAGTGAAAATTAATTAGATCGAACACCTGATACAACTCTAGGCCACACAGCTCCGGATGTTGGCCTAAATCCAAAATTGTTTACAGGATATACTGCTCCAATATTAACAAGTCTAAATATATTAGAACCAATTGGCACACCTAGTCCTGTTACAGCATCCCATCCGTTGGTTGCTGTATATCCTGATACACTGCCATATGCATTGTTTCCCGACGTCACGTCATAAAACGCACTAGTATTTGCATAAAATAATGTATTAGCCATCCCTATACGCCGACCTGTAAGTTGAATAAGTTGTGCAATCAGTCCTGCAATTAGCGGCGCAGCAGCACTTGTGCCACCATATTGACTGTATGTGTTTTGCGATCCCCAATAAAACTGATAACCAGTGTTTGGATCTGCGTTAGCAGACACATCTGGAACTCCGCGTACAGCAAGAGACGACGATGTAAGTGACGGATAGGTTTTTATAGATAACCCAGTTTGATATGATGGCAGTGAAAATACAGTACTAACGCCACCTCCAGAACCAGACCATGCAACTTCATTTAATCGCATGCTGCTAGATAATGTTAGTGTGGTGCCGCCGACTCCGACAACATAGTAACTAGAAGCTGGATATAACACCTGTTTAGTATTGCTGTTAGCGTAAGAGGACCCTTGGTCTCCGGAAGAGACACAAATGGTTATTCCTAATATTACAGCCTGCGCAAACACTGCTTCTACTGCTGCTATTGCAGAACTGCTCCATTCAGTCTCGCCGCCTGCCCAGCTAATGGAAAGCACACTTGGAGAATTAACCTTGTCATGTATAGCAGTATTAATTGGATCTTCGAAAATTGTATTTGGTGCAAAATAAATTGCCAGTTTTGCATTTGGAACAACTCCACCGCAGACATAAATGTCTAGCATAACTTCTGGCGATGCACTGCTATCTGTTGGGTTATTTGTTGCACCGTTTACATCTATATCTACTGTTTTAGGATTTGACAAGCCTATTCTTCCAAAACTAGATGTTAAATTTTGGGTAGTATATCCGCCTCCATATTCAATAATACCTACACATACACCATATCCGTTGCTGAGGGGGAAATTATATGCAGTGGCAACTTGTAACGGTGTTAACGCAGATTGTATATTTGCACTTGTATTGGCTGAAATTGCATGATGTGAAATTTTTGCAGAATTATGTAATCCTCGTATATATTCGATTATACCTTCTAGCTCTGCCGGAATATATAAAACTCCGTTGTAGCCTGTAAAAACGTGATTAGGTGTTTGTATAGTTTGTAAATTTGTTTTAAAAGTATTATTAAAATTTTCAGCTGTGCCTGAAATTTTAATAGTTGCTGCTGCTGGTGCAACGTCAATTACAGTAAGACCGACTTGGTTAACAAATTCTGTTACAAGATTTATATCAGAAGATGTTGAACTGTAATTTTGTTCAAAGTCTGCATACGAGAGATGATCGGTTATCCGACCATTTGCTATTTGGTTTGCATATCCTATCATGGATAGACCGTTGTATATTGGTCGCCTAACCATGATATTTGCAGTAACTATTGAACTCCCATCTAACGGGCTAATAGCTATTGCATCTTTTGGAAAAGATTCCATTGTAGTTGTTAACTGAATGCAAGATAACAAATTCATGTTATGACTCTGTTTGCACAAGAGTTAATGTAATTGTAATAGCAGCATTCACATTTGATGTGTTAACAACTTTCATTTGTATTGCAGTATTAATTGTGGTGTTGTTATTCCACCCGCCTACATACGGAGTGAATACTACTTTGTCAGCTCCCGTTGTAATTGCTTCGGCAATTACCCCGCTACCTGGTGCAGGATCAACATTTATCGGTCTAGACAAATCTGCTGATTGTGACACTGCGCTGCTATATATTGTTACCCATGCAGCCGACGATGTTTGTATAGACAGCAAGTTGTACGAATGAAACCCATTTACTGACACCAAGCTGCTTGCATTAGGAGCCAATGTAGCAGTTGTTACAGATTGGGATGTTCTTGATGCCAACGTGCCGGCACTAGCTGTACCTGCAGGACCTGTTGGCCCTGTATTAGCAGCAGTTCCTGGTACGCCTGCAGGACCAGTAGGTCCTGGTTGTCCCGCTGGTCCGGTATACCCTGTTACCCCTGCATTACCTTGCGAACCTGCACTCCCAGTTGGTCCGGTTACAGAGCGTCCTGTTGGACCTGATGGTCCTTGAATTCCGGTAGGTCCGGTATAACCAACATTACCTTGCGATCCTACATGCCCTGTTGGACCTGTTGGCCCTGTTGTAATTGTAGTCATAATAGTTCTCCTTTCACTTACAATGCTGTAAATGCAAATGTTAGCTGTATTTTGGGTGCATCGTCACCTATACTGTAGTTACTACTACCCCAGCATTGCACTGAATTTCCGTAAGATGTAGCAAGTAAGCGAAACTGGGTTGCGTTATATACAATTGGATATACCTGGCCTCCTATATTGCCATTTGTCAATATTCCAGCAGCACCTGGGATTATATACGGTGCTAAGTTCCATGTGTTTGTTTGTATATTACCTGTGTATATGCTTTGCGATGCCAGTGTTGTGTCAAACTGCAAGCTGTTAGGCAGTGTTATAACATAGTCGCCATTCCCTGCAGCACCACTCCCTGCTGTTTGCATATATGTAACAATTATTTGCCATTGTTTTGTGCCAACTTGCCGGTAGCTTATGTTGTCAGCTGCTACTGTGCCTTTTGTTGGTGCAGTAACAGTGGCTGCAATTGTGATCGATCCTGCACTTGTCCACGCAGGTATTGCAGGTCCAGTTGGTCCAGTTGCCCCTGTAGGCGACCCTAACGGTCCGGTTGGACCAGGAGGCCCAGTAGG